ACAACGGCATACGTGGGTCATTCTCACGCATATAGGTATTATCTACCGACTCCATCTGCTGGTTAGCTAGCTTCTCAAAGTGAGATGCGCGCTGTTCCATAAATTCAGCTGGGGCACGGCATAAAACTAAACCACCAATTTCAATTGAGCCTTTAAACTGTCCATCTAAGGACGCGTGGGCCATAAGCTCAGGATAGTCTTCTGCCTTAACAGGTTCAAACCCTTCCCTACGCTTTGAAGAGACATTCATTGGGTCGACTGTACCAAGTGTGGATGTCCGTACATAACGGTGTACCCAGCCTGGACGCTCATTTGGTTGAGGCAGTAACTCTGGGGGTGCCCATGTTGCTACTGGCTTCATCTCGGTTTCACGAGTTTCAAGTTCGCGTGTAATCTTACTCATTATCTATCTCCATTCATTTGTTCGGCAACCTTCTTAGCATACAACTCTAGCGGAACGCCAAGGCGCTTCGCAATTTGTACCTGAGTAGGCGTTAATTGTACTTTCTTAGGGGCAACTGAGCGGGTAGCAGGAGCTACAACTGCTGCAGCGGGTTTTATTGCACGGGTTTTAACCGGTGTTTTTGCTTCTACTTCTTGTGTCTCGTCTTGCTCCTGAAAATGGTCAGGGAACCTTTTTTTCATTGTAGCATTAATTTTTTCGTAATAGTCATCGGTGCCAACATATTTTTCACCAAATTCTCTTGCGAGTCGATTATGTACTGTGATGGCAAGGCCCGTCATTTCATCTTCTTCTGGAGTTTCGCCACCATACCAAGGGTTTTCATCTAGCCATTTGGTAAGTTTTGAATCTTGAGCAGGTGCTTCTGGTTGTGCCTGTGGTACTTTATATTGGTCTTCTTTAATTTCTACAGGGCGCATGTTTTGCACCTTGTCTAACTTTAAAGTGGCCTCGGCAATTTTCATCTGTGCTTCTACTAACGCATCAGAATCACCCATATCGTAGGCTTCTTTATAGGCTTTTTTAGCCATTTGAAGCTCTGATTCCGCACTAATTTGGCCTTGTTGAATAAGAACTTTGCTGCCCTCATGTAACTGAGCTTGCAGTTTTTTGTTCTCTTCAGCCATGAATTGGGCTACTCGAAGCGCTTCTTCACGCATCTTAATAGCTTCTTCCTTAGCACGGCGCTCGTCATGGTAGCCTTTGCTGAACTTCTTTATCCTACGCTGAACTTTTTTATCGTACTCATTAAGTTCATCCTCATCAACTTCTTCCGGTGCTGTCTCCATTGGCTCACGGCCTTTGTCTTCAGCGGGGGTATCGTCAACGATTTCAATACCCACATCACTTGCATCTGCTTCAATCTTTACTTCGGGTTTACCCTTAGTCTGTTTTTCTTCTTTAGCTTCAATCTCATCTGGAAACTCATAGGTATCGCTTTCCCCACCTAAAGGAATTACTTTACCGCCCTCTCCAAATGTCACTGCGCCGAATTCTTCTGTTGCCATTTAAATCTCCTTATGCACGGGTAAAAAACAACCCGGTGTGTTTGTTAGACTTTCGTCTATTCCATAATGCTGGCACCACTTGAATATTGTCATATGTACTAGCACCGCCTTTTGAGACGGGAATAATATGGTCAACATGCCGTTTAGTTCCAAGCATTTGTTCCCTTAACCTAGCAAGAGAAATAGCTTCTTTTAATACAAACTCATCAAAAATGGATAAGGTTTTTTCTGACCCACGTCTAACTAATTGGTATTTAAGTTTTGCAATTCTTTTTGCTTCGGTAAGTGGTTTAGCACTTCTACGTTTTTCAGCTTCCGCCCTACCACCAGATGCAACATAAGTTGCTTCATGACGTTTTTTGGCCGCTTTGCCCTTTTCGCTTTGCTCATACTTTCGTTTAGCTAACTTTTGGGCTTCATTACGCACGGCTAATCCCTCTCGGGTCATCGACTGTACATTCAACAGAATCATCATTTATCACTCTAAATTCTTGCCCATGAATTTTCACTCGTGAACCTGAATTTGGACGAATCAAAATAAAGTCACCTACCTTACAGCTAGGACCACTAGGGAAACGCTCTTTATCAGCATAAGCATCTGGACCTAAAGCCATAACAAATAAAACAGGGGTTAACACTTCCTCGTGCTGCTGAGTCAATGCTGACTTGATAATGCCACTTTCTGAATACTCTTCTTCTGCCTTTGGAACCATACATAGAATATGGTAGCTTTGGGGTTTAGGAAGTTGTGTTGCCTTTGCTTCTTGTTTTTCAGGTAGCTTAGACAAATTGCCTAATGCGTCACTGATGATAAGTTCACTCATCTGAGTCCTCTAGTTTTTGCACGCGGTCTTTGATTAAATCCACAGCAAGGGCAAGACCACGGATAATCCCTGTTGTGTTTCGATACTCTTCAATACTTTTGCAATTGCCTGCGGCAACGGATTGTGCTCTAGCCTCGATTTCTTTTTCAAGCTCGCCGACTAGGTAGTCATACTCGGTCACTCTTTAGTTTCCTTTTTGGGTTGGTTTGTGGCTTGCTGTCCAGCTGTCATCATTTGATGTAACTGGTTAGCTGCCTGTGTTTCTTTCTGGTGCTGTGTATCGTGCTCTTTATGCATAGCATTAGCCATAATGTCAGCTCCCTTACTTACACGTTGGGTCTTAAGCTTTTGCTGGTTCATAACCACTTGGGCTTTAGTCTGTTGTGTAGAAAGGGCTGCTTGAGTCTGGATACGAGCCTGTTCAATTTGCAACTGTTGTTGCTTAAGCTGGAAGTCCTGTTGGTCTTTCTGTGCTTTGCGTTGTTGCTCTTGCTGCTTAATCTGCAACTCTTGCATCTGCATCTGAATAATTGGGTCTTGAGCTTGTTGTTGAGCTTGTGCCTGCTTAGCTTGCGTCTGGTTTTGGGCTAATAGCTTTTGTGCTGCTTGAGCCATTAGCGGAGCCAACTGAGCTTCCATCTCTGGAGTCATATTGGTATCTTCTTCCTCACCAGCCTCATCCATACTTTGTGGAGGCATTGGCATACCCATTTGTTGACCGATTTGAACCCGATACTCAAAGCCAATATGTTCATTAATATGCGCATACATAGCTTGTGCAATTTGTTGGGCTTGTGGGTTACCTTGTAACAACTGATTGATATGTGGGTCTTGCATAGCAGCCATGTGAACCGCAATGTGTGCCTGGTGGTCTTGTGTTGCGAAAGCCTTTATAGGTTTTAACATCAACGCATTTTGATTCTCAGTTACTGGGTCTTGTGGCTTCTGGTCATCTGCAATCGGTACAAGTTTTTGAGCATTCTTAACGCCCAACACTTCAATCATTTGGCGGTGTAAGAGCGGGAGGTTGTAGAGTTGTGGTGCTTGTGCAGCCAATTGGAGCACAGCTTGATACTGTACGATTTTCTGCGCCATCGTAGACGCATTAGGGTCGCTAACCGGTAAAACCTCAACATCATCGTAATCCGATTTCTTAGCTGCGCGACTGCCTTCTTCAGGTTCATAGTCATAATCCTCTGGTGTGTAGTCGGCAATAATTGTCTTAAGTAGTTTAAATTCTTGCTTCATCGAATAATGCAAACGAGCTTGAATTGCGGACATTACCTTAAGAGTGCGCTCGAGAATAGCCAGAGTAGTTCCAACAGGCGCATTACCACCCATGTCGGACACTTGGAGGTCCCCAGCAGATACGAAAGCACGGCCTTCTTGAACAATTTGGTTGAACAAAGACATAAGAGTCTGGCTAGGCTCTTTGTATGGCAACAACATAATGTTGTCTTTAATAGTACCGCTTGGTACATCAACATCTCTAAACTCTCCTGGGCTAATAGGAGTGTCATCCCCCTTAACCCGTAAGCCGCGGGCTTTTAACCCACCGGGAAGATTAGATAAAGTACCAGCGTCGACGAGTTGGCGAACAATAGTAGTAGCACTGCGAGCATAGCCTCCGATAAGGTGAATCAATCCATAACCGTAGAAACCAAACCCAGGTACATATTGATAATGTACAAAGTGGTTTCTCTTCAGTTTCAAGATATCATCCTCATACCAGTTACGGCGGATGGCTAGCACCTTTGCGGTGCTCTTTTCGATGGTAATGATGTAAGGTAGTGCAATTCCTGCCTCATCTTCGTACCCAGGTAAGTCATAGTCCACACAAATTTCAAAAATTCTGAATCGGTTGTCCGTAGTTGCAGAGAAGCCTTGCTCCTCCGCCTTACGTTTTTCGATATCATCCATTACATTGGTTGGTTCACCCAAATCAATATCACGCCAGAATCCTGCTGCTTGTAACTTTCTAACGTCATTCTTGGTCTTACGCATCTGGTGTGTAATGCGCTCAGCGTTCTCTAAGTTAGAAGCGCCATAAGGGACGATTAAATCTTCAGCCGGAATAAAGATTGCAACTTGTCGGCCAAGGCTTGGGTCATAGTAGACTTTCTTAAATGCTGAACCAGCTAACGGGAGGTTCCATAACAACTTCTCTTGCTCGGGACGATATTCACTCATCTGCTCCGTAAGTTTGTAATTCATGTCCTCCGAGACACGAACCGCTGCTTCTTTTTTATCCTGAGTTTCTTTACCAACAATCTTTGTCTTGACCGGACCCATCGCTGGGAAGGTTTCCATAATAG